CGGCAGATCGCCAAGGTTGTGTTGATCGTAACACACAGCATCTTGAGCTAATGAAAGCTAAATCAGACTGGGGTAGTGAGTCTATGACTGCTACTACAAATGCAATCAGTGCTGGTAATGGTTACACTGCAAGCTAAAGGATAAATCATGGCTTTCTTGAAATCTGAAATTGAAAACACTAGCGAAGCTGAATAATGCGCATAAATGCAACAGGGGCGATATATATTGCCTCTGTTGTTCTTTTATCTTAATTTGTGCTATAGTCTCGTAAGTTTAACACTATGAGGTATGTATGCCACTTATCCCGCTAGAAATTCCCTCTGGGGTTTACCGTAACGGCACTGACCTCCAATCAAATGGTCGTTGGCGTGATGCTAATTTAATTCGATGGATAGACAATACCATGCGCCCTATGGGTGGTTGGCGAACACGTTCAGACAATGCAGCCGCATCTCCAATACGTGGCATGTTATCCTGGATAGATAATAGTAATGCTCGTTGGATAGCTGGTGGCTCATATAATAAATTATACGTCTGGAATGAAACTGGTTCTAGGTTTGATATAACCCCAGGATCATTTACTGCGGGCAGAGATGACGCTGTATCATTTACGGGGTATGGCGGTAGTTTATATGGCAGCTACGCATTTGGTGTAGAGCGTCCAGACACAGTTAGAATACAACCATCAACATCTTGGGCATTAGACACATGGGGCGAAAACCTTGTAGGATGCACAGAAGACGATGGCAAATTATACGAGTGGGCTTTAGCAACAGGCACACCAGCCGCAGTCATAGCCAATGCACCTGTAGATAATAGATCATTGGTTGTGACAGAAGAGCGTTTCTTATTTGCTCTTGGAGCGGGTGGAAACCCGCGCAAAGTGCAATGGTCAGACCGTGAAGATAATACATTATGGACACCAGCCGCCACAAATGAAGCGGGTGATTTAGAGTTAAACACAAGCGGTCAAATTATGGCAGGCATTAAAGTGCAAGGTCAAACGCTTATTTTAACTAGCACAGACGCACACGTAGCAAATTATGTAGGCCCACCATATGTTTACGGGATTGAGCGTGTTGGTTCATCATGTGGTTTAGCTGCAAATAAAGCTGTATCAGTTGTTGATGCAGGTGCATTCTGGATGGGCGCACACGCATTTTATGCCTACACTGGTGGCGCGGTTCAAGAGGTGCAAAGTGAAGTTGCAGATTACGTGTTTAACGATATGAACCGAGGCCAGATAAGTAAGGCATTCTGCGTAACCAACAGCAACTTCGGTGAGATATTCTGGTTTTACCCATCATCTCAATCAACAGAAAATGACCGTTACGTTGTGTTTAACTATATTGAAAACACATGGTATATTGGTGAATTAGCAAGAACTGCTGGTGTAGATGCAGGTGCATTTAGAAAGCCTCTTTGGGCAGATGCAGATGATTATAAGATATATGAGCATGAAATTGGCTTTGATTACGGAACACTAACACCATTTGCTGAAACTGGCCCTATTATGCTTGGGTCTGGCGATACGGTTGCATCCGTTACTGAAATGATACCAGACGAAAAAACGCAGGGTGATGTTAATGTGACATTTAAGACACGCTTTTATCCCAATGGCACAGAAAGAGATTATGGCCCTTACTCAATGTCTACGCCAACCTCATTAAGATTTACTGGTCGCCAAGTTAGAATGCGAGTTAGTGCAGTTACGTTAGGTGATTGGCGTGTTGGTATAAATCGGCTTGATGTTGTTGCGGGCGGGCGAAGATGACCCAGCAACAAAAACCGCCAGAACCTTATGGAGATGATTTTAAGGTATGGGGCAGACGCCTTATGCAATTTATTTCTCAAACAAGATCACCTCTTGTTCAACAAACTGGTGGCGAAAGCGCGGCTGACGATGGCACGCTTATGTGGGATCGTGAAAACCTGTGGCCTGTCGTTTCAAGGTCTGGCGTTTGGAGGCAGATTGTTATTGCTAATGGTGTAGCGCACCTTGAGATTACAACAGACCAGACAGCAGCTTTGGCCAATACAGCATATCCACTTACATATACGATTATGGCTGGCAGCGTTGGGGTTTCACTTGGAACACCAGCATCCCGCATTGTTTTTACTGAAGGTGGCGCGTACACATTAAGCTTTACGGCTCAAACATCATCATCGTCTGGTTCTACTGTCAACTTCTGGTTTTGGCCAAGATTAAACGGAGTAGATATTGTTGATAGTGCAATGCAAAACACACTACACCAAAATGGCGCTACAATGATTGTATCACGCACGCAGATTTTTAATGTTGATGCTGGGGATTACTTGGAAGCGTATTGGGCAACGGACAGCACTAATGGTAGCTTACAACATCACGCCGCTAATGCGTTTGCTCCAGCTACTCCCGCTTCCACACTTGCTATATCTAGGGTGAACGCATGAATGAAGAACTAGAAAGATGTAAGCCTTGGATTGAATCGGCATTAGAATATTCTGGTGGCACGCATGACTTTATTGATGTTGCTGAGGGAATATATAAAGGCACGATGCAGTTGTGGCCAACCCCAAAAGGGTGCATAGTAACGGAAATTGTGGTATACCCTCGTAAGAGAATGTTAAACGTGTTTCTTGGCGGTGGCGAATTAGATCAAATTATGGATATGCACATGGATGTAGTAAATTGGGCAAAATCACAAGGATGTTCCGCGCTGACTATGACAGGACGCGTTGGCTGGAAAAAACCATTGGCGAAGCATGGCTGGAAGCAGCTTCATTCGTCTTACGTTAAGGAGTTTGAATAATGTCAGGTGGCAAAGGTGGGTCAACAAGTAGTTCAGTTACAGTACCCGAATATATTGAAAAAGCGGCGCAACGCAATTTAAACAAAGCAGAACGCATTTCGCAAACTGGCTACACGCCATATTATGGCCCAGACGTTGCGGCGTTTTCTCCAATGCAACAAGCATCATTTCAAAATACAGCAAACGTAGCAAACGCATTTGGTATGGGAGCGCCTACAAGTCAGCAAGACATAATGGGTGGAATGCCCCCACCAACGCAATATGCTGGCGGCGTAAGTGGCTATTCATCAGCTCCATTATATGAGCAATCACTTGAGCAACTTGGCTTAAATCGCCCAGCTCAAAAAGCGCATATAGATAGCTTTTTTATTAATCCATACACTGGACAACCTGGCTCAAACGCTCCAGCTCCAATAGATTATAATGCCTATCCGACATATGAGGAAATGCAAAGAAACATTGCGGCAGAAAATTCAGCAACTCAAGCATCGGCTTTATTAGCTGGGGATAATGAAGGTCGAGAAGCTAATGAAGGTGGCGGGCAAGGTCCATCTGGCTCTGCATTATCTAATATGGAAATGTCAAATTACGCAAACACAATTGCTGGAAATAGGGACGCAGGATACGGAACTGTCAGACCATATAATCCAAGTACAGATGTTTTATCCCCACAAGAGCGAAATTATGTTACAGGGCCAAATGGGGCAGCCGCCAGATTAGCTCAAGAAGACATAGCAATGAACGCTACAGGCACAAATCAAATCGGCTTTTTAGATGAGTTGGGCATGCTTCAAAATCGTGAGCCATCATTTAATGAACCATCAGGTGGCTCTGCATATTTTAATAGATTTCCAGATGAAAACGGTAATCCAACCCGAAACGGATACAACAGCACTGGCGGATCATATGGCGGTTCACTTGTAACTGGTGGTTTAAGTGGTAATTTAACAGGTTTGCCAGAAGTATTTGCTCCTGGATTTGCTGGAGGTATTGCTGATAATATATATGCCGCCACCGATTTTGAAGGCGCTGTTGATGCTCAAAGCCAAAACTTTGCTGATAGCGCAACAGGTTTTGACCCAAACCGTTATGCAATGTTTGATGTAAACACTCCAACCGCAAATCAAATGTCCACTAGAGAAAATGATCGCCAGCCAGCTCCAGCTCCAGCTCCAGTAAGATCAGGCAGTTCTGGTTATGGTGATAGTGACGTTGGCGATGGAAGCGAAAGTCAGTCAAATTGCGTAATAGCAACGCACGCAGTAGCTTCGGGTGGGTTTTCTCCCAGCTCAAAGCGAGAGGCTGTAATTTGGTGTGTAAATGTATTGCACGGCAAATGGTGGGGCGAGGCAATACGTCGAGGCTATCGTCATTTAGGTGTTAAGAAAATTGAGCAAGGCAAGGCTCACGAGCATTACGCCGAGTTTAAGAATTACATAGCCTTTGCTAGAGGTAGAAACCGTACAATTAAAGGCGCATTACATTTTGCGGCTCGAACTGCTCAATTCTTTGTAATTGGCTTAGTAAAGAAGGATATATAATATGGCTGGTGGTGGACAAGCAAGACCCGCAGTTTTACCAATGGATGGCTCTGCGCCTAATTTTCCAAACAGTAATAAAATGAAGAAAGACTTTGAAGTACCTCCAGGGCCAATTCAAGCCCAACAATACTCGCCAATGTCAAACTCATTAGCTCCGCAAGGTAACTTCAATGTAAACCAAGCGGCGGCTGGTGGATTACAGCAGGCGATGCAAGGTACTCAGCAGGCTATGCAAGCGCCAAACATTGGTCAGTTTATGAACCCATATACAAACACAGTTACGCAAAACACCATGCAAGATATGGAACGTCAACGTCAAATGCAAATGAATGACATTGGAGCGCAAGCTTCAAATGCTTCAGCATTTGGTGGCTCGCGCCACGGCGTAGCAGAAGCTTTGACTAATGAGGGATTTGCAAGGCAAGGCGCGCAAGCATTTGGCAACCTACAGCAACAGGGGTTCAACACTGCATTAGCTGCGGCTCAAAATCAACAACAAGCACAAATGAGCGGAGCTGCGCAACTTGGGCAACTTGGCGGTCAGGCATTTAATACAGGCCAATCAATATCAAATACTCAAGGCCAGCAGGGATTATTGCAACAAGGACTTCAGCAGTCACTTATTGATGCGGCTCGCGGACAGTACCAAGGTTACACTGGAGCGCCACAGCAAGCTTTACAAGCCCCACTAGCGGCTCTTGGTGTTGTTCCTAACCAAAGCACAACAACTCAAAGCCAAAAGCCTGGTTTATTTAATTACCTACAACTTGGAGCGTCTATGTGCTGGGTAGCCCGTGAAGTTTATGGGCCATCAGACCCTAAATGGCTACAGTTTAGAGAGTGGGTAATTAGTTATTCTCCAGATTGGTTCTATAATGCCTATAGTAATTATGGCGAAAGTTTTGCTAAACTTGTTTCAAAATTGCCAATCTTAAAATCCATTATTAAACCATTTATGGATGCTAAA